CTGGCACCTGGTATTGGCAGCGGCGGATTGCACGTGACCTGGAGTCGGTCACGGTCGGCACCGGTACGGTCAGTGTCGAACGCAGCCTGGCCTACACCGGCAGCGCTGCAGCGTTCGATGGCCGCAGTCAGGCACGACAGGACCTGGATGCAGTGCAGGCAGCGATCCGCGCGATCGTGCGTGGTGGTGCGGTGGCGGAGTACACCATCGGCACCAGGCGGCTTAAGAAGATGACGATGGCGGAGCTGATCATGTTGGAGGATCGGCTTAAGCGTGAAGTGATAAGAGAAGAACGAGCGGAGAAGATCGCTAACGGCCTTGGCGATCCGCGCAAGGTTTCCATTCGGTTTCGTCAGCCATGATCGCGAACTTCCTCACCGGTATTGGCACGTCCACGAGCATGCGGCTGCCGGAACCTGAGCCGTTACCGCGGCCACGGGGCAGGCGGATGTATGCCGGCGCCAGGATGAGCCGATTGTCGGCTGATTGGCTGGCGGGTCAGACCAGCGCCGATGCTGAGATCAAGCTGAGCATCAGGCAGCTGCGCAACCGTGCGCGCCAGATGGTGCGCGACAACCCGTATGCCCGGCAGGCGAAGCGCGCGGTTGAGCTGAATGTGATCGGCACTGGTGTGCAGCTGCAGGCCAGGGTGATGAAGCTACGTGGCGGCATGCGTGATGATGTGATCAATCAACGCATTGAGACGCTGTGGCTGCAGTGGTGCCGCAAGGAAAACTGCGATGCGTCCGGTCGCAATGATCTGCAGCGACTGGCCAGGATCGCGGTTGGCGCGATGGTGGAATCTGGCGAAGCGATCTTTCGTGTCGTCAACCGTCGTGATCGCCGCGGCAGGGTGCCGATGGCATTGCAGATGATTGAATCTGACATGCTCGACGAGGAGTATGCCGGCCCAACGTCGCAGACCAATAGCGAGTGGCGATTGGGTGTTGAGATTGACGAATGGGGCCAGCCGCTGAATTATGCGTTCTTCACGCGGCACCCTGGTGACAGCAACCTAGTCGGCCGCGTTGACGATAACCGCCGTCATCTGATCATCCCGGCGTCAGAAGTCATCCACCTATTCGAGCCGGATCGCCCCGGGCAGACCCGTGGCGTGCCCTGGTTCTCAGCGGTGATGGAAGATGCGCACCAGATGGCCGGCTACGAAGAAGCGGCTGTCGTGCGCGCCCGTGGCGCCGCCAGCCTGATGGGGTTTATCCAGACGCCGGAAGGCGAACTGGAAGGCGACGACGTGGAAGGCGAAAACCGGGTGACGGACTTCGAGCCAGGCCAGTTCCGCTATCTGAATCCTGGTGAGACCGTGCAGGTACCGCAGCTGCAGGCACCGGATGCACAGTATGAGATGTTCGTGCGGCAGAAGACCAGGCGCTTTGCCGCGGGCATGGGCTGCAGCTACGAGACGGTCTCTAAGGACTTCAGCCAGACCAACTACAGCAGCAGCCGGCTGAGCCTGATTGAAGATCGCGATCACTGGAAGGTGATCCAGGATCTGATGATCCAGGACTTTTACCAGCGCATCTACGTGCAGTGGCTGCAGACCGCCGTGCTTGGCAATGTGCTGCAGCTGGGTGATTACGAGATCCGGCCGGAACGGTACGAAGATGCGGCGTACTGGCAGCCGCGTGGCTGGCAGTGGGTGGATCCGCTGAAGGAAGCGCAAGCCTATGCGCTGATGGAAGATCGCGGGTACATCACCAAGAGCCAGGTCTGCGGCATGCTCGGCACTGATCTTGAGGAGAACATGCGCCAGAGAGCATTTGAGCAGCAGCTGGCGCTAAACCTTGGCGTGACGCTTGCAGATTCTCCGGCACCGGTTAATAGCCTGCCAGGTGATACTGCAGACCAAGGGAATGGACCTGGCGGAACTGCGTAAGCGATCTGGTGGTTCGTTGGTGCAACGCCGCGAACTGCAGATCGAGCTACGCGAAGGTGAAGGCGACGAGCTTACGTTCAGCTTCAGCTCTGAGCAGCCGGTAGAGCGATGGTTCGGCACCGAGGTGCTGAGTCATCAGGCTGGTGCTGCTGACTTGGCCAGGTTGAACGATGGTGCACCGTTCCTGTGGAACCATGATCGTGACGCTGTGATCGGCGTCGTGCAGCAGGCATCGTTCGGTGATGACCAGCGCGGCTACGCCAAGGTGAAATGGTCCCGCAATGCCATGGCTCAAGAGAAGCGGCAGGACGTTGAGGATGGCATTCTGCGCAACGTGAGCTTTGCGTATGAGATCAACGATGTTGAAGAACGCGACGGCACGATGCTGATCACCCGCTGGACACCGCTGGAGGTCAGCTTGGTGAGCATTCCAGCTGATAACAGCGTGGGACTGGGAAGATCAATGGATGAGCCTATCCCTAGCCTGCCTGATGTAGAGCAATCTCCTGCAGCCGACGAAATGGAAGCCCCTGAAGCTCCCGCTCCCACGGTGGATATGGAGGTGGTCCGATCTGAGGCTGTCAAGGCCGAACGCGATCGGATCGCTTCTATCACCGCTCTGGGTGAGCGCCACGAAATGCCAGACCTGGCCCGCCAGCTGATCGACGGCGGCAAATCTCTCGCAGAAGCGCGTGAGGCGATCCTTGATCAACTCGGAACCCGTAGCACCATGCAACAACCCATCGCCAACGTGGATCTGACCACGAATGACGTCGGCCTGAGCGAGAAGGAAGTCAAGCGCTTCAGCTTCGTTCGTGCCCTGAACTACCTGTCCAATCAGGGCGACGCCAACGCCCGCCGCGCTGCTGAGTTTGAAATCGAAGTTGGCAAGGCTGCCGCTGAGAAGTACGAGCGCTCCAGTAACGGCATCGTGGTGCCGAACGAGGTGCTGCGTCGTGACCTGGTGGTCGGCACGCCGTCTGCTGGTGGCAACCTGGTTGCATCTGAGCTGCTGAGCGGTTCGTTCATCGAGCTGCTCCGCAACCGGATGGCCATGATGCAGGCTGGCGTCACCATGCTGACCGGCCTGCAGGGCAACATCAGTGTGCCGCGTCAGACGTCCGCCGCGACCGCTTACTGGGTCGGCGAGGGCAGCAGCCCCACCGAGAGCCAGCAGGCAATCGATCAGGTCAACATGACGCCCAAGACGGTGGGCGCTTTTGTTGACTACAGCCGCCGCCTGCTGCTCCAGTCGAGCATCGACGTCGAGGGCATGATCCGCGCTGACCTGGCCCGCGTGATCGCGCTCGAGCTGGATCGTGCCGCGATCTACGGCACCGGTTCGTCCAGCCAGCCGCTGGGCCTGGTGAACACCACCGGCATCGGCAGCCAGACGATCACCACCTTCGGCACCTTCGCTGAGTACATCGGCATGGAGACCGATGTGGCGACCGCCAACGCTGACGCCGGCAGCATGCGGTACATCATCAATGCTGCCGCTCGCGGTGCGCTGAAGTCCACCAGCATCGTCGGCACCGAAGCGCGCTTCGTGTACGAAAACGACGAGATCAACGGTTACCCGGTGATCGTGAGCAACCAGCTCACCACCAACGATGCCCTGTTTGGCGACTTCTCGCAGTTCGTCGTCGGCATGTGGAGCGGCCTGGATCTGACTGTGGATCCGTACGCCGGCGCCACTGCCGGAACGGTTCGCGTGATCGCGCTGCAGGACGTGGATTACGCCGTTCGTCAGCCTGCTGCCTTCTGCTATGGAACTTGAGATCATCCGCCCGGTGATGATCAGCGGTGAGTCGGCTTCGGCCGGCTCCATCGTTGAAATTGCCGATAGCGATGGCTACCTGCTGATGGGTATGGGTAAAGCCAAGCCTGCACAAGTGAAGGAGCCTGAGCCGGTGGTTGAGCCCATCAAGCCGGCTGCCAAGAAGACAACCAAAACCACGACGGAGGATTGATCCATGGCTATCACGCAACGCGGACTGGAGAAGCTGGAGCTTCTCAGCTTTCATCCGACCGCTGCCCGCACCAGCACGTCCAGCGGCACTGGTGTGGACCTGCAGCAGTATGACGGCGACGTCGTGCTGATTTTGGACTCTGCCGCGGCTGGCGCCGGCACCAACCCCACGCTGGACGTGACGGTTGAGCACAGCGACGCATCTGGCAGCGGTTATGCCGCGATCACTGGCGCAGCCTTCACCCAGGTGACGAATGCCGCTTCGCAGCAGAAGCTGGTGATCAGCAAGGACGATGCCAAGCGGTACGTCCGTGTGACCTACACCATCGGCGGCACCAACAGCCCCAGCTTCACGTTTAGCGTGACTGGTGTTAGCGCCAAGAAGTACGGCTGATCGCAGCCTGATGACCACTGCCCCTGGCCTACGGGCTGGGGGCTTTGCTGCAGGGAGCGCCTGTGTTCACTGAAGACCTAGATGTTTTCCT